TTTAACTTGAGCTAAACGCTTTTGATAAAGTAGGAAGTCTGCTATTAGTTTTGCTTCCTTGATGTGTGTTATTTTCTTTAAAGTATTTTCGTCTACAATCGGTTGTCCTGTAGGAGTAAAACGTGTTGGCTTCCAACCGAACTCAATTAAATATTCTCCTATCTGTTTACGAGAACCAAGATTAAATTCTTGTAGATTTTTTCTCATAAAAGGTTTTGTATCTCTTGTAGCTACCCTAGCATTGTATTCTTCTTCGCTCAAGCCGACTTTCGAAAGAGTTCCATCTGCTTTGAGTTTAGGTGTAACCAGTTTATTAGCTACCCATTTAGGTTTAAATGTAGCATGTACTTCGTCAACAGTTTCTTTTATCTTACAGTTGAGGTCAGCAAGAAGAAGCATAGCTTTCTTTTCATCAAACATAAAACCATTCTGTTGTTGTTGTTGAAGAATATATGTGACTTGATGCTCAAGATTGATACTGTCCATTGAAAATCCCACAGATTCCTTCTTGAGTTGTTCAAATAAAACTTTATTTAAAACAACATCTTGTATACAATACTTAAGAGTATCCTTCGTATAGGTAGTAAAGTCTTCGGGAGGAGTAGACTTCTCAACTCCAAGCTTGTTACCCCAGACCTCAAGGGAATGACCTTTCTCCCTTACAGGATTTAAAAGTCGAGAGAGGACTAGGGTATCAATAACTTTATCTTTATGCCAAAGATTAACTCCATGTAGTTTTTGAATAGCAGGCATATCAAACCCAATGATGTTATGACCAATGAGTTTATTTGCCCGGGATAAAAACTCTATACCTTCTTCAATGTTGCCATCGATTATATCGAAGGTATATTGTTTATCGTTTTCATCCACAGCCGCAATACAATGTATTTCTGTTGGAGTCAACGAATCTGCTTCTATGTCAAATACTAATTCCATAATTAAAAGGGAACATCCATGTCTGTTAGTTCCGTATTGAGGAGTTCCGAATCTTCGTACTCAGATAATCTACCCGTATCTTTATCATACACTAAAGCTGTGGCTAAACCAACATCACCTGTGTATCTTGATTTAAGAATACGGAGCCTTGTTGTGCGAGCTTCGAGCTCGTCTTCTGACTGCTGATTTCTTTCTAAAGCTATCACACAATCAGAGAGTTGGGCAATCGCATTGGAGCCTCGTAGATGGGAGAGACTAACATGGACTCCGTTTTCATGACCCTTATCTCCTGATACTCTACGTAAGTGAGAGACCAAGATGATACCTGCACCCGTTTCCTCAACCAAGCTTCTCAGCCTAGTCATTATGGAATCAATGGCTCTACGTTCATCTCCCTCTGTTGTGGCAGATACGAGCATGTGTAGGTGGTCTACGACTACCCAACGACAATCACAACCCACAATCAAATACCGAAGCTTAGAAAATATGTCTTCAATGTCATTGGTTCCAAAATGAGCATGAATAAAAACTCTATCGGAACCAAAGGTCTTATCAAACATACTGACAAGGTCACCTTCTTCATAGCTATCTCTGATGTGGTCAATGTAGAGTCGAGCATCAGCTTCAATAGATAAGATACCATCGACTGTTCGACGCCAATCTTCTTCGAGGGCTATAATACCCACGTTATCGTTGGTTTTATTTATCAGCCAATGCTCTAACTCTCGGGTAACTGATGACTTACCTAGACCCGTACCGCCTGTCAAAGTCATTAGTTCTCCTTGTCGGAGTCCAACAAGTTTCTTGTTCAGTCCATGCCAAGGATAAGGAACGCTCTCTTTCTTTTCACGTTCTAAGAAAGAATTTTTCTTATCGGACACTCGGATAATCCCACTAGGAGTATACACCTTTGCATCCCACCACGCTCTAGTAAACTCACTATGTAAGTTTTTTCTAAGCATATCGTTAGCATCTTTGTGACCATTCGGGATGGTAGCGATACGAGCCTTACGTGGCTTGATTATACTAGCAACTTTACGTGCTGCTTCCTTTCCTTGTTTGTCATTGTCAAAACAAATGACTACGTTATCAAAGCTTTCAACGTATTCGATGTTGTCTTTGATATCCCGGACTGCTCCTTGAGCTCCGTTCTTGATGGATACTACCGCCCACTTAGAACCGAGAAGTTCGTAAGCCGCCATAGCATCGCATTCACCTTCAACGATAGTGAGATACTTCCCACCCTCTTTGAAAAGTTGTTGTCCAAACAAGCTTGCACCTGTCATAGTTCCCTCAAACTTAAAGTGTTTATCCTTTATGTAGCGAACCTTAGTGCCTACTTGTTCGTTGTTTATGTGGTAAGGGTATCTGTGTTGAGCTAGTTCGCCTTGAGCGTTGTAGATAACCTTGACCCCGTACTTTAATGCTGTATCTTTTGAGATACCTCTATCAGACAAGGGAGCGTATATCCCATTGTCAAATGTTTCTTTCTGTGGTGGTAATGGTGTTCTAGTCATAGGTTTAAAACTTTCCTCCTTACTCTTTGGTGCAAACTTACCACATGAAAAACATTTTGTAGAACCATCTTCATTAACAGCAAGTGCATCACTACTGCCACAATCCGGGCAAGGTTGATGTACTTTTACAAAATTTGGATTAGTATTCATATTGTGCATAAAAAAGGCTAGGTGTCTCATGCACAGAAAGACGACCTAGCCCGATTAAAATTTTCCTTAAGATTCTTTTTCTGTGCTGTCAGAATCCGTAGGTTGTTCAGGTGCATCAGCACTATAGATTTCTACGATTCTACTTGAAAAGAAATTAATGCCTGCCTGTAACTCTTCCAAGTCAAGAACAACATTAGCTTTCTTTTGGTTTAATCGTTGCAATCTTCCGAAGACTTGTTGACCTTCTTCAGGTAAATCTTCTACAAAGACTTGCACATCATCTATCGTGATGAAGGGTTTATCAGAGCCTTCAATGACTTTCGTTTCCTCTGCCATTTAAAACTCCTCCCCATCACCGAATGGATTAAGTTCGTCACCATCCTGTGATTTCATGGGTACTAAATCAAGAACCTGCATAGCCTGAAAGTCTAAGCTAATACCTGATTTCCCTGCATATTCCCAAGGATATTCATTGTATTGAACTCTAACCTCAGAACCATTACCGACTGTTACGTCCATAGGCTCTTTGGATTTATTGAAAAGTTTAGGAGCTGAACGAGTTCCGTTCTTACCATTCACTTTTCTTTTTATGGTGACAGCTTTACCTATATATTGAGGTGTACCATCATCATCTTTCAAACTAAAGTCCTTAACTTTAATTCCTCTAGCCTGAAAGTCTTGAGCATCTTCATCACTAATTACTAGGTCTACTGTGTAGACTGGTTCAAAAGTGGTATTGGGAACTGTGACGCTCGCCCAATACGCTTTACCATTTGCAACTGCCATATATTTTCTCCTTATAGCGTTTTAATTAATGTTGCTGATTATACTTGCCACCTTTCGGTAAGTCAAGTGTTTTTTCAAAAAAGTCTAAGACTTCTGTTGAAACTGTTTGTTCATCAAAGTGAACTAAAAATTTATCTTTTGCTACCCACTCATTCATAAAACCTGATTTAGTTTTATAAAGTTCTTCTTCATTTTCTAATGTAAAGTCCTGCCATGAGCGGAACTGGTCTTCATTAAGTTCGTGTGTTGCCATAGTTATCCTCGCAGTAATTTGATTGGTAGCTTACAACCCTGTTTATCTTGTGTCAAGCTAAAAGAATTTAAATACCTTTCAATAGCTCTTTGTAGTTTACCGGGAATGTTTCTATTAAAACTTAAATTAATTATTTCTCGGTCAGCTACATCATAGCTCGCCACAAAAGCATAGTCTCTTCTCAAATTAATATTAGCAATATACTTTGCTAAGTTCTGGGTAGGTCGAGGGCAAGAAGCAATAACCTTATTAGGAACAGGAGTATCCTTTATAGGGGCAGTTACTACCTCTTGCTCTCTTTCCTTTGGAGTGGAAATCTTTTCGGGAGGTGGTGCTGAAACTTCCGAAGGGGGGAGAGTCTGTTTGTTGACACCTTCGGTTATATGAGGAGGAGGATTAGTCTCAGCACCTTGACTTTGTTCTTCTGCAATTCTTTGTGATTGTGTATCAAAGAACATATTGTAAAATGTTTCTGCGGCATTTTGAGTCTCACTTAATTGTCTTCTAAGTTCTTCTATCTCCTGTGAATTATCTTCTATCTTCCTTTCTAAATATTCAAAATCTGTTGAATTACTTTGGACATATTGTGAGATTGTAATTAAATCATTATTTAATTTATTTATTTTTTTAAATTGTTCATCTTCATAATTAGACTCTTCGATTGCATTGAATATAAACAATCCAAGAACAAGAAAATAAACAGCTATTAATGCGTAATCTGATGGTTTCATATCTACTCCTATTTAAAATATTTTTTAAGACAACTTCTTTTGTCTTCATAACTTGCTATAATATCTAGCTCACCTTCAATGGTAGCCATAATATCGGGATGCTCTGCAACACCGACACATCTATCTAGCAATACTTCAATGTTTGTTACGTGACTCTGAATCTTA